GAATCTTAGTTTTTCTAAGATCCATAGCAACCAAAGAAACACCACGTGGAATAATTACACCACCATAGATACTATTCAACTTGTATAGTTGGTTAGTAGTAGATGTAAGGTCAAAATTACTTGTTAAGTCCCATGCGCCAAAATTACTAGATGTCTCTCCACTTCTCAATCTATAATTATTAGATCCTATAGGTATCCAACCTGGTCTATTATCAACAACATGTTCTCCTGGATATAATACTATAGTTGTCTTAGCAAATCTATCATTATCCAACCCCTTCTGATAAGAGAATCTAGAAGCTTCTACTAATGCCCTTTGAATAGTCTTAAAGGGTCTAGTTAGTGAGTTACCTTGGTTCTCAATGCTATCAGTAGCATCAAGACTGCCAGGGTC